AGTGTTTGACCGGCTTGCGGTAGCTCGGTATGCAGGGAAGCCTGTAAAGCTGTCTGTGGCTATCATGGCTCATCCTGTGCGTGCCAAGGAGGTTGAGGAGCTGGTTGCATCGCTTGACCGCGAAGTTACCATCATCTTCGATGAGCGTCCACAGCCTTCGAAAGATCCTAAGCAGCGTTGGACAACCGGTAAGCGTGCATGGCAGGCTTACGACCCTGATGCGGACTGGCACATGGTTATTCAGGATGACGCTATCGTGTGTCCTGATATGATTGCGGGATTCGAAACAGCGCTTGCTCAGTTTGATGGTGAGGGAATTGTATCCGCGTACACAGGTACCGGCCGCCCTGACCAGAATAATGTTAAGCGTGCCATTAAGAACTCGGATCGCTTCGATCATCGATGGCTCACAACATGGTCTCTGAACTGGGGAGTGGCATTCGCTGTTCCTACCAACACCATTGACGAAATGCTTGCGTGGTGCGATAGACCTGCACGCGCACAGCGTAACTACGATATGCGTATCGGACAGTACTACCGAGACATCAAGGGTTGGAAGGCATGGCACACATACCCGTCGCTTGTGGACCACAGAGACACGGCGTCTCTCGTAGGTCACGGACAGGGCGGTAACCGTCATGCGCATAACCCGTTGCACACTTCCGCACTAGACGTTGACTGGTCACGGCATGACGGGCTAGAGATTGAAGTACCCGAACATGTGAAGAGACCACACCCGGCTTAAGGAGTTGCGATGTATGAGGATTATGGAGAGCCAGACGATACGACTCTAGAAGATCGTATGTCTACAGCAGAGAAGACAGGCCGTCCGCTAGAGATGCTGCTAACGATGCGACGCATTCTAGCTGAGCGCCTTGATCGCTGCGCGCCTCGTGATACCGCCAGCATCGCACGACAGTTGGAAAGAGTTATCGGTTTGGTGGCTGAACTTGAATCAGGTACCACCGTTACAGACGATAAGATTGCCGCTTTCATGACATCAGAATGGAAGGCTCAGGACGCTTGGAATTAGGAGTAAGTATGAAACTCATGGAATCACCTTATGGTGTAGAAACGCCTGGTGGGATCATTGGGCTTCAGGAAGCTCCTATCCGAGTAGTAGCGCCTTTCGTTAAGACTTATGGTCCGGCTGCTAGCCGCTTCCTCCGAGCGTTTACGCCTATGGAGCTAGATCAGTGGCAAGACGGTATTCTTAGGGACACGCTAGGCGTTCGCGCTAATGGCAAGTGGTCTGCTCCTGACGTTGGCTTGGTTATCAGTCGTCAGAATGGAAAGTCTGAACTAGCCGCAGCAAGAATCATTATTGGGCTGTACGTGCTCAAAGAGCCGTTGATTCTGTACTCTGCGCACCGTAGCGATACAGCAGCACAGATTTTCAAGCGTGTACAGAACATCATCGCTGATTCTCCCGAGCTACTGAAGATCACTCGTCACGTTCGCAAGAGCAGTGGTGAAATCATTGTCGGACGGCAGACCAATGGGCAGGAGTCAATCACAGTATTCGACCCTGTTACCAAGCGTGATGTTAGCACGGCTCAGTTCCGTACTCGCGTTAAGAATGCCGGACGTGGTTTTACTGCTGACTGCCTGATCCTTGACGAGGCTATGGACCTGGATTCTGGGTTCATCGGAGACGTGTATCCCACGCTCTCAGCGCGCCCTAATGCTCAGGCCATTATGATGGGGTCTGCTGGCACTAAGGACTCAGAAGCGTTCGGAGCTGACCGGCTACGAGCTATGAGCGATGATCCAGGTCTTATTACTTGGCTAGAGTGGTCTGCTGAGCTATGCAACGAACGTTGCGACAGTGATTGTGAGGAACATGATAAGCCGTTTGCCCCGGAGACGTATGCTAAGACTAATCCTGCGTACGGAATCCGCATCTCTCATGAGGCGGTTGAAAAGGACAGACGAAAGCTATCTTACGATGAGTTCGCTATTGAGCGTCTATCCGTTGGTGACTGGCCTGTGGAGAACAACGAATTTAGCGTTATCGATAAAGAATCGTGGGAACGTCAGTATGACAAGTCAGGTGAACGGCCTGTTGGAACTGTCGTATTCGCAGTTGCCACATCCATTGATAACGAATTCTCTTGTATCACTGTAGCTGGTTACATGGACCACAGTAGAGAGAAGATTAAGGTTCAGGTTACTGAAGCTGAATACGTTGACTTCAGACCAGGTACTCAATGGATTGTACCGAGAATCGTTGAGCTGTGCGCACGATGGAAGCCGTACGCTGTGGTTATCGATGACCATAGTCAAGCCGGTGAACTTATTCCCGAGCTGGTAGACGATTACGGTATCAACGTGGTATCTCCTAAGTCTATTGAATACGCTCAGGCTTGCGCGAAGGTCACTGAAGGCATTAAGGGCAAGAAGGATCAGGAACCGTGGCTGTTCCATTCTGGGCAGGCTGAACTTACTAACGCTGTGGCTAACGTAGACAAACGCAAGCTAAGCGGACTATGGGCTTGGGTTCAGGCTAACGAATCAATTCAAATTGTCGCTTTGGAGTCCGCGACATTGGCCGTGTGGGGATTGCGTACTCAATCACGAGATAACCCCACTAAAGACGTGTTTGTTCTGTAAAGGAGGTCGCACGTGAGTATTCTTCGCAAGCTATTCCCAAAGCTTGAAAGCCGTTCCTTTCCAGACCCATTCATGTTCGCTGGTGGCGGGGTATTCGGTGGTGGATTCGGAGTTACAGGACGTTCGCCATACAGTGAAGGTCCACCTGTTGACTTTGATCTATTCGCGAATCAGTTCTATAAGGGTTCGGCTGTTGTGTTCGCAACTGCTTGGGCTCGCACTCGACCATTCAGTGAGATTGAGTTCAAGTGGCGTCCTATGGATGCAGCGGATATCAGCTATTCGCTATTCGGTAGCCGTAGCTTGTCGCTTCTTGAGAATCCATGGCCTTACGGCAAGACTCGCGACCTTCTTGTGAGAGCACTACAGGATGTTGATATCTGTGGTAACTTCTTTGCTGTTCGCGAGATTGGACCTGACGGCAAGCCTATGCTACGTCGCTTGCGTCCTGACTGGGTTGACATTGTTCTAGACGCTGATCCGAGATGGGCGGTACGTTCTAACGTTATCGGCTACGCCTACTATCCTGGTGGCGCATTCGTGGGTGATAACGCTGAGCCTGAAATCTACCTTCCTGAACAGGTATGCCATTGGGCACCATTTCCTGATCCGGAAGCTATGTACAGAGGTATGACATGGCTAACACCAGCCATTAACGACGTACTCGTAGAAAAGGAAACTAACCGACACAAGGTTAGCTTTTTCAAGCGCGGTGCGATCCTGTCTACTATGATCGTATTCCCACCTGGAATGGGCTCAGACGAGGCTAAGGCATACGCGGATAAGTTCGACGCCAAGTATGGCGGAATGATGAACTCTGGCCGACCTGTGTACATCGGTGGCGGTATTGATGTCAAGGTTCTAGAAACTGACTTCTCTAAGCTAGACATGAAGTCCATCGTTGGTATGGCTGAAACTCATATCGCTATTGCCGCTGGTACACACGCGACTGTTGTTGGTCTGTCTGAAGGTATGCAGGGTGCGTCTCTGAACGCTGGTAACTTCGAAACGGCTAACCGTGGATTCGTTAACTCAACCATGCGTTATCTGTGGGGTTCATTCTGTGGCGCTATTGAACATCTTGTGGATAAGCCACGCGACCGAAACGGTACCGGAATTATCCTATGGTACTCGGATGCGAACGTGTCGATTCTGAACGATGACAAGAAGGAACGCACTGAGATTCAGGCACAGACAGCTACAACGCTGAACAACCTGGTTAACTCTGGCTGGACTGCTGAGAGTGCGCGAGACTTCATTGTCACTGGCAATCCTGCCATTCTTGTACCTTCCGGATTCGTTTCAGTTCAGCTTTACAAGCCTGGTGAGAACGGCAATGAGGATTCAGGTTCCGTCGCTAAGAATACTGACTCTAACGTTGTTGACGACCCGAGTGGGCCCGATGAAGGCTCATCAGCTAATCAGTAGGAGCATATATGAAGACAGATAATGATCTAATCGTATATCGCGCTACTTCGGATGCACAGATCAATGATACTGACAATGGGCGTACGCTAACTGGTCATTTCAGTGTCTTTGAGAACTCCTATGAAATTAGTTCATGGGTTGAAGGTGACTTTGTCGAAACTATTGCTCCTGGAGCATTTGAGAAGACATTCCGTGAGCGTGGTTCAAAGATTAGACTACTTTACGAACATGGCTATGACATGCGTGTAGGCGACAGACCACTAGGTAAGCCTACTGTCCTAAGAGAGGACATCAAGGGCGCATACATCGAAGCCGAGCTATTCGACGTGGAATACGTTACCGAGCTACTACCTGCCATCCGTTCGGGTGTCATGGGTATGAGCTTCGGATTCCGCGTTATGGCTGATTCGTGGGTAGAAGAACCTGGTATCTCAGCTACCAACCCGCACGGACTACCAGAGCGCACCATTACAGAGGTTGATGTGCGCGAGGTTACCGTGACCCTATGGCCTGCTAATGACGCTACAGACGTAGGAGTCAGAAGCATTACCGACAGGTTCAATAAGGACCTAGCGGAGGAAATTCGTTCGTCCAAGCAGGCGAGCGAGCAAATCTCTAACGAAGAGGACAGTAAAGCGGAAACGCCTGTCAATGACACAGAGTCAGACAAGGTTGTGGTTCCCGCCGAATCAGAAGAGACGCGCAACACAAGTAATGATAATCCAATTAAGAAAGTGAGTTCCCCTATGCGTATTGAGGAACGCCGCGCGCGACTAGAAGAGATTCGCGCTGAAAAGGAAACCTTTGAGATTGACAACCTGTCTGACGAGGATGAGGTTAAGTTCTCTGCTCTTGAGGAAGAGGAACGCTCTCACCAGGTTGTTATTGACAAGTTCGAAGAACGCCGTAAGACTGTTGCGGACAACGTTAAGGCTGGCAATGTTGAGCGCCACGGACAGGCACCAGCAGTACACACCAACACTAAGGCTGTGCATGACGTTGACGAACTTCGTAAGGACGCATACAACGGCGAGCACTACCGTTCACTTGTCGCACAGAACGCACGCCGTGTTGTTGATGAAGCTGACTTCAGCGGCTCTGGAAACGAGCAGCGCGCTAAGGCTCAGATCGTTGACATGGCTGCGCGTGATGACGACTTCGGCCGCCGTGTTGCTCACACTTCTGGTGATGACTACCGTTCTGCCTACACTAAGTGGGTTGGAAAGCAGTACATGAGCCCAGAGGAGCAGCGTGCTATGGCTCTCGGGTCTGACCCTGCTGGTGGTTACGGTGTGCCGTTCGAGCTTGACCCTACCATCATCTGGACTGCTGACACTGCGATTAACCCGCTTCGTTCACTAGCCCGTGTTGAGCGTATTACTGGTAAGACTATCCAGCTTACTCTAGGTGACCAGGTTACAGTAACTCGTGACACTCCATTCCCTGGTGAGGCTGTGCCGGTTACTGATGGTTCTCCTACGCTAAGCCGTAGCGAGTTCCGTCCGGGCCGTGTGTCTGCCTTCCTGCCTCGCTCAATCGAAATTGATGCAGCTTACAGCACTCTGGACTCTCAGCTTACCCGTGCGCTTATGGAGGCTAAGGACGTTGAAGAGGCAGAGACTTTCGTAACCGGAACCGGTGACGGTATGACTGGTGTTGAAGGTCTGAACCAGCTTGCTGTGCTTCTGCCATCTGCGGTTACTGAGGCTGTGCCTTCTTGGGATGCAATCTTTGAGCTAGACAACGATCTGCCTAACCGTTACCGTCCTAACGCCCGTTGGGTTGGAAACAACACCACATTCAACGCTATTCGTCTAATTGACGAAAACGTTGGTGGCGACCTGTGGACTACTCGTCAGGGAGCTAACCCAGCTCAGGTTAACGGTAAGGACATGCACGAACTGTCAACTCTTGATGGACCTGATGGTTCTAACCCTTACCTAATCTACGGAGACTTCCGTAACTACCTGATCGTTGACCGTATCGGAATGGTTATGAAGCGTGTTGACGTGGTAACTGTTACCGGATCAGGTGCAGGTGTTGTCAACCGTCCGAACGGACAGGAAGCGCTAGTAGCTTACTGGTGGAACGGTGGCGGGTACATCGTGCCTAACGCCTTCCGCGCACTAGCTGGCGCTGGTTCCTAAGTCATAAGTGGTTGGGAGTGGATTACGGTTCACTCCCATTCCATAACTCAACAGGGAGGCTAATTGTGGTACTTATTAACTACACGGATGCCGCCACTATGCGCACTTATCTTGGCATTCAGCCCACTGTTACACAATTCGATGAATTGCTAAACGAGGCTATCGAGAGTGCGTCTCGTGAGGTAGATAAGAGAACCAGACGTTATTTCGGTAACGAAGTTGAAGCATCTACGCGAACATTCGATGTAGACGGCTACGGCCTTCTAACTATTGATGACGCAATCTCAGGAACCATTGAACTCGACGGATATACTGGATTCAAGGAGCTACCGCGCAACGGAATCGTTGATGGTGTGCCTGGTCATCCTATTACACGTCTAGAGCATTGGGCTTTCTGGGATGGCTGCGAGGTTGAAGTTACCGCGCGTTGGGGCTGGGAAAATGTTCCACCCGTTGTGCGCGAGGCTACGAAGATGCTAGCAGCCGAAACCTTCATGTCTAAGGACACCCCACTAGGGTACAAGGGTTCTGATCAAATTGGAGTTGTGATTATGCGCGAGCGTACTCCGATTCTAAAGAAACTTGAATTCTATACCAGACGGGACGTGATTCTATGACAATGGCGTTTCATCGCTCAGCTATGAAGGCAGCCATTCAAAATGTATGGTCAGACACGCTTACTGTATACGAGTATGTAGAGAGTGTAACGATTGTACCGGCTGTAGTTATCAACGTTGCTAACGAACCATCGATTACGTTTAACGGCGCATTCGGCCGTGGTTCGGCTCGTTACTACTACGATCTTATTTGTTTGGCTCCTAAGACTGAGCTAACGTCTAACCAGATTACGCTAGATGAATTGGTTGACCCTGAAGTAGAAAAGTCTATTCCTTGGATTCTTCATGGTAATCCTTCACTTGGCGGGAATATTGGTTCTGTTACTTGCCTCCGAGCTGACAATTACGGTGGCGAGTGGAGTTCGGCTAATGTTGAACACATTGGTGCTCTTATACGTGTTGAGATTATGACTTGTTAATTCAGAAAGGAAAGGCATATGCCAAAGGTTGTTCTAACGGACGCATATATTGAAGTTGACGCCGTTGACCTATCCTGCTTCGCAGACAGTGTTGAAGTAAACCTGTCTAAGGCGGAAGTTGAAGCTAACGACTTCTGTGGGCAGGATATTCAGCAGGGTCTAGAGCAGTCGTCATTTACGATTAACTTCCATTCATCATTCGCTGTTGGTGAGGTTAATGACACTCTATTCCCTCTATGGGACTCTGGTGAGACTTTCGTTGTAACCGTCCGCCCCGTTAAGGCACTTCCGGTTAGTGCTACTAACCCGGAATTCACCGGAACTGTCCGCCTAATGGAATACACTCCGCTTGCTGGTGAGGTTGGCGCTCTAGCTGAGTCTAGCGTTACCTTCCCTGTGATCGGACATATGGCAATGGACATTGATCCTGCATCGTAAGGAGTAGTCATGGTTGTTGGAGTAGACGTTCAGCTAACACAGGGCAACATTAATCGAGTGGTATCGCGTTTGCGCGCCACAGATAAGACACTGCCTGCCAAGCTAAGCAACCTCATCCGACGCCAGGCAACCCGCGTAATGCAGAAGCAGAAGGCTACGCTTGCGGGCCTGCCCGTTTCGCATGTATCAGGAACTACCGGATTGCGCCGTAAG